GGCAAGCGAGGTCATTTGATGACAACGCTAAGAAGCGATACATCAATCCCAACGTTCCAATCGAACCAATCCTCTTTGGTTACGAAGAACTCGAAAAAACAACACAGCAACCTCTGTTCATTATGGAAGGCGTCTTCGATGCAATCTCCATTGGTGGTGTGAGTATGCTAGGCAGTAAGTTGTACAAGCAGCGAATTGATGCCTTCACAAGAAGCCGTCGTCGTAAGATCTTCGTCATTGATAAAAAGGACAAGCAGAACAACGGATACAAACTCGGACTCGATGCATTAAAGAACGGATGGGAGATTACCTACGTGTCTGGTGCTGGTACTGAAGACGTGAATCACAGCGTCAGTAAATACGGCAAACTGTACACACTTCGTAATCTCATGGATAACGCAACTGGCGGGTTTGAAGCTCAAGTAGCTTTGGAGATGATTTGTAAAAATCACGCAGTAAAATAACAAATTCCAAAACAAAAATAATACATGAATTTAGAGAAACAAAGATTGCTCATTAGCTATCTAATGAGTGATGGAGATTTATTCGCACGTTGCAATACCATTCTTGATCCAAACTACTTTGATCCCGAAGTTCGTCATTCAGTTCACTTTCTAAAAGAGTTCTACGACGGCTATCGTGCTCTACCAACCGCTGATCAAATCAGTGCCGAGACTGGCAACTTCTTTGCTGCTCGTCCGCTGACCAAATCAGAGATTGAGTACGGCCTAAAAGAAGTCGAAACGTATTGCCGAAACAAGGCAATCGAGAAGGCAATTCTTTCTTCGCCGAAGCTGCTGGAAAAAGAAGATTTCAACACCATTCTAGCCAACATGAAAGACGCCATCTCGGTGTCGATCAATCGTGAACTTGGATTGGACTACTTCGATAATCCCGAGGAACGTCTGCTCCGTATGCTTCAGACTAGCGCGGTGATGCCAACAGGTTACAAAGAACTGGACCTGAACCTCAATGGTGGCATCTCACGTAAAGAACTGTTGCTGTTCATGGCAGGCTCTGGTGTTGGTAAGTCGATCATGATGTCGAACCTAGCAATCAACTTCCTGTTCCAAAAGCTTAACGTGGTGTACATCACCCTAGAGCTAGCCGAACCAGTCGTTGCAAAGCGTTTCGATACGATGATCACTGGTGTCTCTCAACGAGAAATCTTTGAGAAGATGTCGAAGGTCCAAGCAGACCTCGAACAGCTACAGCCTCAAATGGGTAAGCTGTTCATCAAGCGTATGCCTGAAAGTACGACCAACGCGAATCACATTCGTGCGTACCTCAAGGAATTCGAGATGGCACATGGCTTCTTGCCTGATGTTATCGTACTTGACTACATGGATCTGATGACTTCGAACCAGAAAATCTCTGCAGAGAATCTGTTCGTCAAAGACAAGTACGTTGCTGAAGAGCTACGTTCTATCGCCAACGAATACAATCTGCTAATGGTTAGCGCATCGCAAATGAATCGTTCGGCAATTGGTGCCGATGACATCGATCAAAGTAACATTGCTGGTGGTCTATCAAAGATCAACACTTGCGACAACTTGATCGCCATCATTCAAACCGAAGCGATGAAAGCAGCAGGTGAATACATGCTTAAGCTTGTCAAAACACGTAACTCTGGTGGTGTTGGCAAAGTGCTTATGCTGAGATGGAATCCGGTTTCTCTTCGAGTCACTGATCTAGACTTCGCTCAGAAGGACAAGATCCAGTTTGTAAAAGCTGACGATGAGAAGAAGAAAAAAGAAAAGAAAAGCGTACTTGACCTTATGAATGTCTAAAAATAATATGAACCAAAATATCGTTACCCTTGATGGCATGGAAAAAATCGAAGTCAACCCTCTTGACAAGCCGATGTACCTGCCTTCCAAAAGCAAAGTCACTACCGAACGTGACCAGATTCAAGCCACTCGCGAACCTCTAACTCGCGAAGACTTCATCAAAGGTGTAGGCGCTCCTCAAGTCGCTCACATCGAGATGGCCATCTCTCCTGTCCCAGTGCTGCACACGATCGACTTGGGTACCCTGTATCCATCGTTCATGAACCAGAACCTGTGCCAAGAAATTCCATGTCCGACTGCTGACAGCTCGTTCGTCTCGGCTGCTCCACTGAAGTCGTTCTGGGAGTGGGACTTCTCTGCGACATACAAGGATCCAACCACCGAAGCTATCAGCGCACAGCTGATCAAAGACATCGATGAAATGATCCTGGCAAATCTAGATGAAGGCATCAAGGAACTGCAAGATGATCTGCGCTTCGTCGACGGTCGTGTCTCGACAAACATCCCAGAACTCGACTTCATCCTTGATGGTGGCCTGCTCATCGGCGGTCTGACCTTGATCGGTAGCCCTGCTGGTGTCGGTAAGTCGGCACTGATTCGTGAGATGTGCGTTTCGCTTGCTCGTGACGATACCAAGTTCGTTGCAGCATTCGGTGAAGTGCCTCTGCAATTGGTCATCGACGAAATGTACACTGCCGTTCAAGACGAGTTCGACTCGTACCTGATCGCTCCACACAAGAACGTTCGTGACCTGATCAGTGAACTGCGTGAGACTCTGAACGAGCCAGGCGCATATTGCACCGAAGTCGTGATGGTCGATGATGGCGGGATGTTCATGGACGAAGGTGATGCGATCCTAGGTATGGAACTTCGCCGTCTGGCTCGCGACTACAACGTAGCAGTTGTCCTGACCACAGGCATGAGCCGCCAGAGCCATTATTCAGGCGACCCGCTATGGAGCACCACCTCCATGCGCATTATGTCCCAGGCGGACGTTGCCATTCAAATGCAACGCCAAGGCAACACTGGCTGGACCGAGATGAAGATCGTTAAAGATCGTAACTCTGGTGTGTTGGGTACGACCACGTACTTCGATCCAGCATCCCGTCTGTTCTGCCCATTCTAATAATTTCAAAGGAGACAATATGTCAGAAGTAAATCAAGAAGTAGTTACCATCAATGGTAAAGAGTATCAAGTTGCAGAGTTGTCCGAAACTGCAAAGAACCTGCTATCGATCTTCGGTCGTTGGCAGCAAGATCGTGATGAGTCGATCAAAGCTCTGAACGATGCAAAAGTTGCATTGGCGAAGAACGAAGCTGCGCTACGCGATCTGTCACGTGAGATTGTCGAGTTGATCGAGAATCCTCAGCCAGAAGATCAAGCTGCTTAAGCTTTTTCAATTATAGAAAAAGGAGACTTCGGTCTCCTTTTTTGTTATAAATATTCAGAACCCTTAAGTGCTACCAATATGCCATCAAAATCATTCAAAGATTATCTCGACGACAACGATTACAAGCCGACGATGAAATCAAAATCCAAAAGTATCGAGTACCTGGAAGATCTAGAAGTCAATGACTTCATTGATGCTATCCGTAATCTCCACAAGAGTATCGTCGCTGAAAAGCTAGATGGTACCGCGTTGACGTTTGGTCTCGATGATGCCAACGAGTTTTACACCACTCGCTCTGGTAAAGGTAGTTCTGACAAGCTGTTCTACAAAGCAGCCGATTGGGGCATCTCCGCTGCATCGAATGGCTTCAAAGCTACTCACGCCGCGTTGAAGAAGCACATCGAAGTCATTCGCTCTGTCATGGAACCTGGCGAAGCAATGGACGTTGAAATCATGTTTGGTCGTCAGCCAAATACGATCGTGTATGGTCTTGATGGTTACAACTACATCGCGTTCCTCAAGTCAACTCCAGGCACGAACAAAGAACTTAAGGTCGACCAGAAGAAAGTCAAGAAGCTTTACGCTAAGCTGAAGGACGCAACCTCTGATGTCCGCACTATCAACGTCGACACCAATGACGGCGAGAACTTAATCTCAGCTCCGACTGTCACCAATTGGAAGTTCACCACACCAGAATTCATTAACACCAAGCACTTCGAAGACACAGACGTTAAAGCTGAAATCGCTAAGCTAGAAAAGTTCCTCAACAAGAAGAATGAAGCTATGTCCGATTTGCTCCACAAGGACGTGACCAACTTCGAAACAGCTCGCATGTCCCTGACTGATGTCAAGACCTCGATCCGTAGCCAAGCTAAAGGCATCAAGGAAGACATCAACGACAAGATCATGAATGCGTACAAGCTTCCGATCAAGCAGCAGTTGCTTGACAAGTTCATTCGCACGGTGAAGCCACGCCTACAAGATCGTGATGTTGAACCATCGGAAGACTTGGGCATGGAAGGTATTGTCGTGTTGGATCCAAAGACACAGAAGCAGTTCAAGATCGTTGACAAGGATACCTTCTCGACATTGAACAAGTTCAACTACGAAGTTCGCAACAACATTCGTGGCGTTGTCCGTTCCGAAGATGAAGATGCTCCATTGAACTTGCGTGGTGGTTTGCTAGGCACTGCGAAGATCCGTATCGCCGCTTTGTTCCAGATGCCAGGACTTGGTAAGGGCTACACCACTAAGCGTGTGATCGCTAAGTTCAAGGGTGATGATCCAGAGTCGACCGTTGCAAACATTGTGAGCTCGCTTGGTGACGTTGATTACCGTGCTTACAAGGAAAAGATCACAGCGATCATTGCTCACACTTCGAAGGAATTGCAGGAGACCCTTGACAACTTCAAAGAGAATTTCCACGAGTACAAAGTCAAGCTAGAGAACGGTAAAGAAGTTGGCTACACCCAAGAGGTTGTTCGTCGCACTTTGCTAGTGTTTGCTGAGACTCGTCAGTCATTGAAGCGTATGCAAGCGAAGATTGATGATGCTCAAAGTATGGAAGACATCATCGTTGGCATGTTCGGTAAGCCGATCAAGCAATTGTTTGGTGACACTCCAGAGGCTGGTGAGGATTCAATCACTGAAGATGAAGGTGGCGATGGTACTCCAATTGCTCCTTCGACTGGAACTTGTGCTGGCGCTATCGCCCCAGTTCCAATGCTCTTGTTCCCTGGGAAGATGATCAAGCGCATTACGAAGACTTCTACGAAGATTCGTAAAAAGAAGAAGGCAAATAAATAATCAAACAACTAAATGGATTCCAAAATGGATTTTCTAAAAGAACTATTCGCACTAAGAGAACAAGAGCAGGAAACTGTTGCAGCTGGCGACATGAAGGTCGATGATGCTGTGCACAGTCAGCTAGACAAAGCGGCAACCGATGATGAAATCGATGCTCAATGCTTTGGCCTAGAAATGGAAGATGGTAAGGTCGTCAAGGTCTACGTCAAGCAAGAAGATGCTGAAGCTTTCGAAGAAGCAATGTCTGCTCGCCTAGGCGAAGATGACGACATCAAAACCGCTTTGGAAGAACTCGGCAAAGAGTTCGAAATCGTTGAAATCGTTTGGCCGGATGAAGACGAAGAAGAAAACTCCGAAGAAGATGAAGACGGCGAAGAGGAAGACGAAGAAGCTGAAGAAGATGGTGATGGTTCAGACTCAATGAACGATGCTGTCGACTACGACGATGCCAAGAAGGAATCCGTTCAAGCTCCTATGACTATTGGCCAACGCTTTGCTGCTAAGCTAAACGAATTGAAGTGGACAGATGAAGAGAAGTCTGAGTACGATCGTGCTGCAAACAAGGACGTGTCGAACGATGAAGGCGGCGAAGAGGAAGAACTTCCTGATCCTGATGAGCCGAAAGAAATGGCTCCACAAGGCGCATCGTCTGCATGGACTATCGACAAAGATGAAGCTGGTATCAAGATCGCTAACGATCGTTTCTCCATCGAACTAGATGATGATGAAATGATGGAGTTGATGAACGCGATTGCTGACAAGAAGATTGCTCGTTTCAAGAACGAACACGGTAAGGTTGTGTATGTGTTCAGCCCACGTGGATCAGAGTACATCCTCAAGACCCCAGAATATCAAGGTGGCTTCCGTCTACCTAAAGATATCGTGAATAAGATCATGGACTAATGATGGACAAGTTTAACTACCCTGACATCAGCACGCTGACGCATAACAATCAGCGCTGGTACTCATGCGAGGAGGGTATTGCGTATCCAAGTATCACGACGATTCTTGGATTCACCATGCCTGAAGAGAAGAAGAAAAGCCTTGAGAATTGGAGAACAATGCTCGGGCCTATCGTCGCTGAAAAGAAGATGAAGCAAGCTACCACTCGTGGTACTCACGTTCACGCTATGCTTGAACAGCTTCTCAAAGGCGAAACTGTTCAGACTCAAGGCATTCCTCCAGAAGACATCGACGTCTTCAACTCACTCAAGCTTTCATTGCGTGGCATCACCGAGATCTACGGACAAGAAATGGCGTTGTACTCGCACGTCCTTCAAGTCGCAGGTCGTTGTGACTTGGCTGGCAAATGGAAAGGCGAAGAAGCGATCATCGACTTCAAAACATCTGGTCGTTCAAAAGACGAAAAAGAAATTCAGGACTATTGGGTTCAGTGTGCTTTCTATGCGATGGCTCACAACGAACAGTATGGAACGAATATCGAGAAGGGTGTCATCCTAATGGGTGTGGCTGGTGGTCTACCTCAAGTGTTTGTGAAGGACTTGATCCCATACGTTTCCATTCTTGTTGACCGCATCGAGCAGTTCTACAATTCGCTGTAAAAAATCGCAATTTAAGTTTCACAAGATAAATATACGTATCAATAGGAAATTCATCATGAATACAAATAAACAAGTTCTCGAAGAAGCCACTTTGCTGGCTCCTGTTTTCAATGGCTCCGATGATGAGATTGCAATGGCAACTCAGTCATGGGCATCAATCATTTCCAGCTTCTCATACATGTGGGGTCCAGGCCAAACCATCGGTGGTACCTTCCAAATGTCCGCCGAGAATAAGCGTGCTATCGCTGTTGCTTTGCAATGCTACCTGAACACTAAGGTTGACGAACTAAACAACGTGACCACTCCGCCAGTTGTGGCTCCAACCGTTTACAACGCACCTCCAGTTGTTGCAGTGCCTTGCCCTCCAGAGGAAGAGCAGCAACCAGCAGTCGACATGGAAATCTCTTATGCAGAGTCCCGTTCAACAATCATGAATCAGCCTGTCAAGGAATCAGTTAACCCAGCATTGAAGAGAATGCTTGAGTTGGCACGTATCCCACACGCACAAAACTACGTCTAAGAGCTGACTATGAACTTCAAAGAATATTTCGAAGCCGGAAAATTGTTTGAAGAACTTATGAGCGAAGGTGTCGAGCAACGCGATTACGCAGTCGACATCCTTTCAAAAATCACTAAGGTTGCTGAGTACTTGGTTCATTCAAGACTCAACAACTCAAACGATCTAGACCGCTTCGAAAAGTTCTTGGACATGATGTCGAAGGAAATGCCTAAGCTTGATAAAGCGATCGATTCAGTTCGCAAGGATATTTCAGGCATTACGCAAGGCCCTAGACGATTCAACTACAACAAATAAAGAGACCGCATAATGAGAATTGGCGTACTAACAGAAGAACCAAAAAATGAAGATGTCGCCATTGCTTTGAAAGAAGCTGGTGAATCATTAGGGGCAGAGATTGTCATCATCGACCTCAACGAGTGCGCGGTTGTAAACAATGCTCAGCCAGCAGTACTACATCAAGGCAAAGTGTTGGAAGGCTTAGATGCTGTTCTAGTTCGTGGCTCTGAAAGCAAGCTCGAGTTTCGTACTCACATCGTTGACTACCTGACCAAGCAAGGCGTAGTCATGATCAACGAATCTGCTGCGATCAAAATCTGCGACAACAAATTCGCTACCCAATCATTGCTAAACAGCATTGGCGTAAAAACTCCTAAGACCGTGACCGTTGTTCAAATCGAACAATTGGATGCAGCTATGGCTTACGTCGGTGACAAGTTCCCAATGATCGTGAAGACCGTTTCTGGTTCACATGGTGTTGGCGTGATCAAAGTCGAATCATACGAAAGTCTGAAGTCAATCACCCAGTACTTGCTGGCTGAGAAGACCGACTTGATGGTTCAAGAATTTATTCCTCACAAAGAATCAGGTCGCATCATGATTCTAGGTGACAAGATCGTTGCATCGGTGATGCGTACGATTCCAGATGGTGACTTCCGTTCTAACATGGACCAAGGTGCTGAGTTGAAGAAGCATGAAGCTTCTCCTAAGGAAACAGAAGTTGCATTGAAGGTTGCTAAGGCTTTGGGTTGCGTTCTTTCAGCAATCGATTACATCATGGATCCTGAAGGTGAGATGGTGATCTTCGAAGCGAA